TACGGGAGCGACTTTTTTAGAATGGAAAAGATTGAACGACTCGTTGCGGGAGTCGTTCTTTCTTTTTTATGTTTAACCCATGAGGTCAAGGCAATAATTCTTAACCTTGTCAGCATAATGGTCTCCTGCTCCTCCTCCAATTTCACTGGTTGCAAGAGCTAAGAACTCTTCACAAGTGCTTGCGCTCATTGCACAAAGCAGACGAGCTCTTGCATTGGGATTCTGCCCCTTTTCAAAAGTACAAGAAAGACCGCCAAGGGTTCTCTGCTTATATGCCCAAGTGGAATCTCTCCACCCAGCATCTTCGATGAGTTTGAAAGTATAATGAAGACCTTCTTCGCCATTCTTTTTGAAGATACGATAAAGTTCTTCAATTGCATTGACATTGTGAACGCGATTCGGCTGGCTACCAATATCAACTTTGGTAGTCAAATTGAAAGCTTTAAGCTGACGCTGAATGGCTAAAGCACAAGGCTTTTCAGCAACCAACTCTGCTTTATAGCGTTCATATCCTCTGATATTGGTATGAAGCTCGTTTTGAGTGCTGAAAATGTCAGCCTCCTGTTTCTTAGTAAGCCCAGCAAAGCATTTTAATGCCATCTTGAACTGGATTTCGGGATGCTTTTCCTGAAGCAGTCTTAAAACGATGAGAGTATGATACCCATCGACAATGTAAAGATGAAGTTTGCCATTCTCATCTCTACGGATGCTCGCCATTTTAATATCAACTTTATTCATGTTGAAATTGTTGATAATCTTGGCAATTTCAGAGTCAGACGGGACTCGCTGATAATCGAGGTCAATTTCAGGAATATCCAGAGGGATTTCCCTGACAGCCCAATTGCGCTTGTAATCGAGCTTATCAAGTTCTCTTTCGATAGAGGCGAGAACAGACTTTAAATAAGCCTGATTCTCAAATCCGATTTCAACGGGCTGAAGAGCTTTATGCAGTTCTTCTTTGCAAGCAACAGTGCTGATGTTGGTGCGAGTGATGATGGTCTTGTTGATGTTTTTGTTAGCCATAATTCTGGCTCCTTTCTGGTGTTATAGACTTATTCCTTGTCTAAATAAAAAATATTTATTATAAACACTTGACAAATACATTACCAAGTGATATAATACAAAACATGATAAATAATTTGCGTTTCCGCTTCTCCTTTCAGGTGATAGCGATGAGGTGCGCTTATTAAAGCGTATCGCATGAGTTGCTTATACTGCGAATAAGCACTCTATGGAGGGACAGAACTTTTCGGCTCTGTCCCTCTAACAATGCTTATTAGAACCGCATCACTTCGGTGCGGTAAATCTTGCCAGTCTTAGACTGATTATAGCGCTTAACTGCGCCATAGTTAATGGACTGAGCAATTTCTTTGGGCTTACTCTCTTCATTGTAATGACAAGTCTTACAAGACTTGCCATTACAAATCCCCATCTCAACCAGAGATTTGCATTTCTTGGTCATAATATTAGAATCCATACTGTTCTCCTTTCGGCTTATAGCCTTATAAAATTGTTTACAGGAACTTTATATAAAACACTTGACAAATATAGCCAAGTGTGTTATAATCAGAGACAGTTAAGAAAGATGCTGTCACATCAATCTTAACTGCTCTTGTGGATTTATATCAGATTATTACCAGATAACCTCCGATAATAATACCGAATGCCACTATGTTGTACTAACGTACAACGTCGATAGTAATGCGCATATTACTACCTCCTTTCTGAGTGCTGATTTGACTTGCTTAAGCACTCTATAGAACGTCAGAAGTTATCTCCTTCTGACGCTCTAACAACGCTCAATCGAGCAATATCAAAGAGATATGTTTGACCAGTTCATACCTCTTTGACATGGATGATTAGTCTAAGTCTAACTTAGTTACATCAATCTGGAAGAATTCAATTAGCGAATCAACACTCATGTGTTGCGTATACCAATTAAATTCAAACTCAGAAGTGATATTCTATAATAGAATAGCATCAATCTTCATTTTGTTCATAAGACTGTCTTCCATGAATTCCTCCTTTCTTGTAACAAGCTAAGTGGGGTTAGCTGTTATTAATATCCTAATTGGTCACTTTAGGATGGAGTCTTAGCTACGAACTAAGCACTCTATTAAGCCCACCATCAATTATGATGATGGGCTTTAACAATGCTTACACGCAATGCAATGTATTATAATAATAATACATTGTACGGTCAAATTCTCTTATAACGGTTTTTAACTCGTTTGAGTCCTTTAGAAGAGCAATTAACTTACCCTTCACTCTGTCAAGGCGATACATATCATTGCTCTTAACAGCGTAGTAACCATCTACGTGGATGAGTTTGTTGACCTTGTTACGCATCTCCGTATTCACTTTTTTTAATTCCTTTCGCTCCTTTCTCAAGGGAGACTTTAAAATTTATTATTGCCGAGACTTGTGGAATAGGACTCATTTGTTTATACTCGTTGAATCCTTTAGAGACGAGTTGAAGAGTTAGATGTGGCGAATGTACCACATAAAGCTCTTCTTGCCTCCTGTGAGGCGATAGATAAGGTACATTGCCATTACAGCAACGATACCAAGAGAAAAGATGATACTGAAAACGATAGAGATAAACATGAGAGCGAACATTTTACTGTTCTCCTTTCTGGTGTGAAGATTCTGTGTTGGTTTCCCATCATCAGTGCCGTAGTAACCAGCTACGACAGACAGAGAGAGATTTTACCCTCTCTCCCTGTTTCGGGATTTAGTATATCAGAACTTGATATACTCCACGAACAGCTCGGTTGCGAGTGAAGAATAAATGTTGCTGTCAAGGACAACAACCTTATCTTCACCCCAGTACAGAGCGAGAATCTTATTGGTACGCTTGATAGCGTAACCCTTGTTGTCCTCGACAATGCCGAGGTCAATCTTGGCGTTGGTAGCGTTGGTGTCCTCGATGGCATTGAGGATGTTCTTTTCAAGTTTGGTCATGACTGATTTCCTTTCTGGTTTTAACGTCTTGTAACCTGACGATGATAAGAAATATTTATTATAAAACACTTGACAAATAACCTATCAAGTGATATAATACAAACATAGAGAAGAAACCTATATTTCTTCTCTATGAGGAGATTCAAGGATTTTAGAGAATCCAAGAACCATCAAGAATAATGCTATAGCTGATTACACCATTATTCTTATCTATAGATTTTACAATCTACATTGTAAATCCTCCCTTCTTCGAGGATAAAAGTCAATATGAATTATAGGCTTCATAATGACTATTGAGGAATTTCTGTTTCTCTCGTTTTGCCTGAGAAACAGAAATTCATTCTCCTTTATTCCGAATTAGCTGGAAATTTAATTCGGAATAAAGGAATATATGAAGCAAAAGAGATGAATGATTTGTTTTTGAGCTTGTCATTCATTTCTTTGACTTTGCTGAAGATAGAAACAAGTGAAATTACATTACCGTAATTCGCTTTTTTGTATTTCTACTACATATGACATGAAAGTAAAGGGAGAAATAAAAATTTTTAAAAAATTTTTTAAAAACAAAAAAATAAAAAAGACAGAGCCTTCTAATCGAAGCTCTGTCTAAATTTATATCTAAAACTTTATCCTTTGTCTCTTATCCTTTAATCTTTTACTCACTCTACCAAAACCTTCCTCTTCTGTTCCCTATCCATCCCGTCAATCATACCCCCGACAAACTCACTAAAATCCTTCTGTCCCTCATCACCATCAAATTTAATCTCTCCATGCCATTCTCCAATAACCTCTCCGACCTTAACACTTCCGCCTTTAACACATTTTCTAATCTCTTCTTTATTCCATTCCTGATGAAACTTAACGCCATCACGACAAACAATTTCAATCAATTTATCAAAAGCTTCAGCTTTATTCTGCAATTCATGATAATGCTCAGAATCTATAACAGTCATAATTTCTTTATTATTCATTTTCTTTTCATTCTCTTTCCATTTTCTTTTCGTTTCTCTTTTCAATCCTCATTTTCAACATCCAAATCCCCATCAACAAATTCAACCTTAACAACATCATAAATTTTCTTCAACACTCTAATCTTATTTTCCAGCCTTTCCACTTTACTTTTCAAAAACTCATTTTCTTGAACGAGCCACATATTACCTTCTTTTAAAACCTTAACTTCTTCTTCCAAATCATTTTTAGTTTTAAAACCAAGGTCATGCATTTGTTTACGAATCTGAGCTAATTTTTCTGGACTGATAGTAGGTTCAGGTATATTTGTATCAGATTTCTTTTTACCAAATCTATATTCAAATGCCATAATCAATCTCCCATATATTCTTCATATCCTGCAATCAATTTTCTCAAATATTTATTTTCGTCCCTGAGACGCTTATTTTCGCTTTTCAAATACTCAACATAAACCTTATCAGCGATTCTATCAAGCATTTCATTTTGTTTAATTTGCTCTATCATTCGCTCTGTAATTTTAGCGTTATCAACCTTATACATATAACCCATCTAATTCACCACAACTTATTAAACCCTTTAATAATCCCATCACAAAAATCATCAAAACTCATAGCATCATTTAAATAATCAGGCTTATAAATTATAGTTTGATTGTTATACATAAACTGACAAAGATAACTAAGGTTCTTATTATAAATATCACAAATAATTTCTTGCTTAACAGCTTTCTTGCGCATTTTATTACGATTTCCAAGTCCTCTATATCTTATGGCAGGAAATCCGTGCATTCTTTTCCAACCATTACTTACAAAATAAAGAGCCTCATCAACAGTAATCAATCCTCTATTAAGCCCTTCAAGAACAACGGCGCTCAAAAGATTTCCATTCTTTTTTTCAAGATAAAGATGCTGTTTAAGTTCAGCAACCTGTACACATTTTTTATATTCAACCCAACTATCACCCCAGATAAAGCTTAAATCAATATTATTAATATCACATTTAAAAGTGCTACAATCACTTGTAATTGTACGAATATGTTTAGCTTCTTCATCGTCAAAGAAATTTGACCCCTCACCACAAGTAACCAAGTCAGCATCAATACTTGCGAATTTACCAAACTCTTTCAAGTTTCCATATTCATCTTTAATATAAAATTTAGGATTATCTGTTACAGAATAAGTAATATTATTGCAGTTATCTTCACCCATGATATTACTCCTTATAAAATATTATACTACTATAAAGTCTATTTTACATTATAGCCGTATTATATCATAAAACTCTTATCTTGTCAACTAAAATTTTTTTAAAAAATTTTTTAAAAATAAAAACATAATAAAAACGCAATAAAAAAGGAGAGTGCGTTATACACTCTCCCACATTTTATATTTAACCGACATATCCACGACCTCTATAATAGTAATATCTTTCCTTTTTAATAAAGTCATACATATCACAATTATCATAAGTAACTAAATAAGGAACCATTCTAAAAAATTCACTTCCGAGAACAACAGCAGTATAAGGTGTACAAGGGTTATTACAAGAACTAAAACCGCAATACATTTGCAAAAGTTTATCTGTAGGTGCATCATCTGGAATAGATGCTCCATAGTGGCATTTTAATTCAGAAGCATCAGAGCAAACTTCAGATTGATAATAGCTAACGTCCATACTAAGATAAATAGTTCCATTTTTTAAATCGCATTTAATATGGCTTGGAACGCATCCTTGCTGAGAACGAAACATTTGTTTTCCAAAATCGCTTTCGTGAAGAATTTGTATATTTTTAAGAATAGTATTATAAGATTTTGCGTTAAAATATTTTCGGTCTGGGTCGTGAAAATAGCAAGACATAATTTTAACCTTTCTTAGTTTTTGAAGTCTTTGTTGTGTTCTTAGATTTTAAATTAGGTTTAGATTTTGAATTAGTTTTAGATTGTTTAGTAGATGTAGCAGACGTAGTAGTTTCAACAACCTCAGACTCACTATTTACAACAGCTAAATCTTTTCCACCACGTTTTTCCAGAAATTCTCTCATTTGTTCAATCAAAGCTTGATTCATTTTATAAATCAATTCAAAGGTACTTCCGCTAATAGCAGAATAAGTCATATGAGATACTTCATATTTAATCTCTGCATCTGCCGTAGAAGAAGGGGTCGCCTTAAGAACATTTGTATAAATACGAATAGTTGACTTACATTCTGGATTCACAGAAATATTTACACACTTTTCATATTTAGTTCCCTCAACTCCATTAATAACGCCAAGAGAGATAGTCCAGTCACAAATTACATTTGAAAGATTATCTTTTACAGGAGTAAAATAACGAATTCTACCATCAGTAATAAACTTACACCCTGCTGCACTAAAAACATCATTAAGTTTTAAAACTTTATCAGAAATAAAATTTTGCATTAAGAATCACCTTTTTTTGAATTTTTATCTTTAAAATTTTTATCTTTAGGATTTTTATCTTTAACCTGTTTCTTTGTACTATCAAGAGTCTTATTTAACTCTCTCAAAAGTTCTTTATGATACTTTTTATGTTTACCATGACGATACTCAGGGTCTTCGACTTTAGAAATAATATGCTCAACTCTTTCAACTTCTTCGTCAACGGTCTTGTTAAGCTCTGCATATTTTTCTTTTAGTATTTTTTCTATTCTACGATATTGTTCATAAGCCAAACCAAGTTCAGGCTGTCTTATTTCAGCAGGATAATATTTACCCTTTAGATAGAAACTTGCATTAACAACCACATCAATTTTATCATCTCTGAATAAACAACCATCAACGCAAATATAGTGGGAACTATCTTCACACGCTTTTACAGCTTTAAAATGGTATTCGTATCTTTCTTTTCTATCCTCATTTTCAACTTCAATCGGCTTTTCTTCAATCTTCCACCCATTTTCTTCCCATCTTTGTCTAAGACTATCTTTAGCCTTATTTAGTCTTTTTTCTTCACGAATTTCCTTTTTCTTTTGGTCTCGAATTTCTTTTCGAGCTTGAATACGGGCTTCTTTATCTCGCTTTTGCTGTGCAGTTAAACTCATAATAATTTAAACTCCTTTATATTTCAAAATATTTCATTAAGGATTACTACTTCTTTATAGACTATTTAACAAGAAGCAGACCTAAAAATTAACTTGTTCCAGCTATCTTCAATTCTGGGAAAGATGTAATTTTCAAAAAACATACCCTTTTTAAATTCATAATTACCCTCACCAGAACAAATTTCACAGAATTCTTTATAGCACTGATACAGCCAATTAATTTTAAAACCAATAAAGAAATCAGTGTCTTTGTCTATAGTCCTAAAAACAAGTTGATTATCTACAGGCAATTTCAGTAAAATTTGCTTTAAGAGTACATCAGAAATAGTAATAAAATCTCCATTTAAGTTAGTTTTTACTTCTATCGGAGTAAGTCCAGACCAAAGTTTACAACAAAGATTATATTTCATCGTAACTTTGCGAATAATATCAATAAGAAAATCAGAAAAAGTATCAATCTTTTCATTGTTTTCAGTATTATTTTCAATATTGTTCTTAATATGCCGAATACTTTCTTTTGATTGAATAGATAAATTATTTAAATTTTGATTTTTCAAAATTTCTTGTTTATCTTTAATCCATTTGGTTTTCATGAGATTCTAAATCCTTTCACTTTATCTGGATTCTTAACCGCAAATTCTTTCATTTCTTTAATTTTTGCCATGCAAGCCTCCATTTCTGTGTCAGTAAGACCGACCATAGCATCATTATCATACTGATAACTTTGAACAAGAATGTAGGGTTCTTTTGCTTCAAGAGGATATTTATAAATAATACTTACCTTATGAAGATAGCCGTATCGAGCGTTATAACGAGAATAATGACATCCAAAACGAGGATTGTCTTGGTCTATCACAAATCCAAGTTTTTCAAACATCTCATTTGCAGTAAGTTTCTTTTTGAAAAACTTGTTAAGAAGATACATCATAAATGATTATAAGACTCCTTTTACATTTTTTCTTTTATTATATCACAAAACAAAATGGTTGTCAAGTAAAATTTTTAAAATTTTAAATTTTTATCAGAAAATAAAAATGAAACATATAAAAGGAAAGTGAGAGAATTAAATTTCTCCCACAAACCATTCAAATTGTTTTTTAATTTCAACTGCTTGTTCAGGCTCAATTTTTGCTAAAGTTTTTAATAAAGGTTTACAATAATTAGAAAAACTATCAGCAAAGAAATTATATCCATTAGTATTGCTATTCCAAGTATCTTGAGCTTTACAAATAGAAACAGCATTAATAAAAGTTTTTTGGTATTCTGGTGTAATAGAAATACAGCCTTTTTCCCAGATAATATAGCCTTTCATAGCAAAATTAAACTCATTTGGAATAACAAGAATTGCATCTGAACCAAATTTACTATAGAGATTTACTAAGCCATATAAAACTTGGCATATCATTTTACTTCCTTCACTCAACAGTAATTACCTCATCATTTTTAGTGTTAATAATATGAAACGGTCTTTGAACCCCGCAACAATTCTTCTCGGCACTTTCAAGGGCTGCTGTAATATGTTGAACAGGAGTGAATTTAGGACAGTATTTAGTAGTGCTATATAGACTACCCAATGCAGCATATTCTCCGCAACCTACTGCATCGTATCCATCTTTAGCTTCGAGGACTGAATAATCTGGTTGAATTTGAAAAAGCTTTCCATCAACACCAATGAGGAAATTAGCTCCTCTATCTTTCTCAAGTTCAGTGACAATATGCTGCTGAAATAGATTAACCAGATTTGGAATAAAAGTTTTTACCATGTATTTATGGTCGATATTAATTTCGTTTTCTTTTACTTTATATTTATCAATTTCAGGAAAAAGAGTTTCGCTATATTTGAGTAAATCAATATGTCTAAAAGTAGAAGTGCTTCCCATAATAACATTTTTTAGAGTATCATTATGAAAACATTTCGGATTAGTTTGAACAGCCTTGGAAAATCCATTGCTACCAAGAGAATCTGAACCAATCCAAGTAGTATTGTTTTTCTTATCTGTAAAGCCTACAATAGCAGTCATTTAATAATATTTATCTCACTTTCTATTAATTTGGTAAATCAATAATATTTTTGTTTATAGCAATCAACTTATATTTTTCTAATTCTGATAAAACGCTTTCGGCTTTAGCAGAAGTAAATTGACAATAGTTTCTAAAATTTTTTAAAGATAGAGTAGTAACATATCCACTTCCAAAAAACGAAGTATCTTTAAATTTTCTTTTCTTTGAAATAATTGCTTTAATAAGAAAATAAGAATACATTAATTGGAATCCAGTTATTTTGTTTTTATTATCTTTCCCCATAATAGATGAAAAATAATTTTTAAAAAACATATATTCTTCAATAGAACATTTTGTAAAATTCTTTTCTTTTGAGCAATTATAATTAATTTTAATGGTAAGGAAAGATTTAATAAAAGCATCTATATCCCCAAATTTATTAAAAAAAGATTCCACTAAATTCAAATTTTCAGACAAAATGATTTCTTCTTCACTTAAATCTTCATATTTGTTTATGTCTATTAAAGATGAATACAGCACATCTTGATTTTCATTAGTTACGTTAGAAGTTAAAAGCCACAATGCTTTAGCTATATTCTCTTTATTTTCTTTTTCCTGAGTCCTGTTTTTAGGAGTAAAGTATGCATTTTGAATGAGTTTTACTGTGGTATCAATAGTACCCAATATATTTTTATTAATATACAAATAACAATATACAGGTAGTATCCATTGGTTTACTTTTATACTTGCTTCAATGACACCATTTGGAATAGGAATAAATACTTCTGATAATTCTTTCAAATCATCACCTCTTTTATCAGAGCTAAAAGTACAATACCATATTTAGAGTAAAATGTCAAGAAAAATTTTAAAAAAGGCCGACGCATTTTATGCGGAGGTTATAGTATTATCTATCTATCTTATATTTATATCTTATAGTATTATCTTAAAGAATTTTGGAAAAGCGGAAAAAGGTATTGAAATATAAGGGAAAAGTGGGGGTTTTTAGGAAAAAGTTACGCTAACATTTTTGTGAGTGTTAATTTTTAAAAAGTGATTTACGCTAACATTTTTGTTAGTGTATCATATAGGGTACATAGCGTGTACGCTAACATTTTTGTAAAAAACTGCAAAAATGGAATCAGGGTAAAAGGAGAGAATAAAATTCAACTTTTATTTTGCGGGGTTGAGAATGTCTGTTTTTGAGTGATTGTGATAATTATAAGGGGTTAAATTTGTTGATAACCTTTGTTTTTAAGAGAAATTCGAACTTGAAATTTTTCTTGACAAAACATAGATAGTGTGTTATAATAGAGATAATCAGATAAGACAATACAAAATGTAGACATTGGATGTGATACAGACTTAAAAAGTAGACATTGGTGATAAGAAATAACAAAAAAGTAGACATTCAGAAAGACAAGGTGATTTATTGCTATAGAATAATTTTAAGATAAAGGAGTTCAGTAAAATGTAATTGCTCAATACTTATGGCAAATACATAGTGATAATTAATATGATTATTTTAAATAAAGGCAAAATTAATCCAGCAAAGCGTACAGTATATTTGGATATTGACGATGTGATTTTATGGAGTGCTGGAACAATAGTTGAAATGCTTAATGACCGTTATGGCTTAAATAAGACCCGTGATGATATTAAAGATTGGGGTTTTAAGAGTATTAAGCGTGATTTGGATGTTCAAGAAGTTCTTGATATGTTTTGTGAAGATGAATTTTGGCAACGTAACAAGCCGAATCAAGAATTGATTGATGCTTTTGAATTGGATGAAGATAGTCAAGATGGTTTGTTCCATAGTTATAATTGGCGATTGGTAACAAAGCGGGATGAGGTTAATCTAAAAAAGAAGTTTGACAAGATTTTTTCGATTCCATTCTTTGCGCGTCATAAAGATGAAATTGGTTATTATGGTTTGGAACATGATGAAGATAAGGCTTCTGTAAGAATGCTTGGTCGGATTCAGATTGATGATTATTATTTTAATTTAAAAGATACAGATGCAAGTGTAAAAATTCTTCTAAAGAATGACCTTGACGCAAATTATAATTCGCATTATACTTACAAAGATGGCTTGCAGAATTTGTATGTTTGTGATAATCTAAGTCAGGTTGTTGATGTTTTAATGTTTGCTAAAGATGATGAGATTAATGATTTCATTAGCGAACTTGAAGATATGGAAGAAGACGAGTAATTTTTTAAAAATAAATTGAGAAAGGTAAATTAAGGTGCATCTACTTTATACTGTTAAGCTTAGTAGTACAATTTTGAAAGACAACAAGTATAAACTTAATTTGTCGTTTAAAGAGTGTTTTAAAAGTGGTCTCGTAGTATCTTTAGCAGATTCTCAAATGCTAAAAAGTATTCGTGACGTATCAGGGTAGGTTGTTGATTATGCTCTGGTTGATGAATGGTATAATAAGCGAGACAAACTAAAAAAGAAAAAGAAACTAAACAAAACCAAAGAAGAAGATATATATATCTATCCAGATAAAAAGGAAAGAATGACCGAAGTTGCGGCATTGGCGGCATATCAAAAAGCAATTTATGATATGATGTATATTCCACAGTATATTACCGTAACAATGGATAGTGTTTCAGATTATAAAAAGATTTATGAAACGGGTTTCCTTTTTAATGGTCGTTGGTTCAAAAGGATTTCTTGTTCCGCTTCTCAAGCACGAGTAAGTACGGTAGTGTTTTGCGATAGTGGAAATGAGGAGGATTTTAAGAAACAAATTGAGCCTCCTGATAGTATTCGTATTCAAGTAAGAGATAGGCTTGATAATGGACGTGATATGTTTCACCCCCTCGCTGCGAGCAAATACAATGCTTATTTTGGTTTGTATTCGAGTGCAACAAAGCAAGTTACAAAGCCAAGATTTTGTATTGTAAAAGATTATTGCGAAGTTAGACCAGTTGATGTTGATTTTGTAATAGAACAGCCACCTGATGAAGACGATATAATAGAACCTCGTACAATGGATGTAGAATTTAATTGTTGGGATGGTTCTGGTTTAATTAGCCCTGCTATGGCAGAGGTTTGGGGTAAAGACCTTGGAGAAGACTATACGCCTTGCCAATTCTGTATCCGTTGCGCGTTTACAAAGGGAGCTTTAAACGAGTTTGATTTTGTGGAATGGTGTAAGGAAGAAAATGATGGGAATTATATCATAAAAGATGTTTATCGGAATGATAGAGATTTAAGAGAAGTTGATGTAATTCTCACTGAGGGTATGGCTAAACTTTGGGATAGCTGGGAGTCTCAGCAGTCTTTTGAAGATAATTGTGAAAAGAATCGGATTATCTGGGGTGTAACGAAATATGCTCCTAAGAAAGATAAAGAAGTAAATACAGCTAATTATCAATTTCTTCAAACATTAAATCTTACTGATGATATGGTGAAAGATGTTTGTGCTGAAACTGTGAAGTATATTCAAGGGGTTAGTTACGATAATATTTATTATACGCTTCTGTTTTTAATGGGTGAGAATCTTGATGAAAAAAGTATTGAATCTTTTTTAAGTTCAAGTGATAATTGGTGGCTGAAGAGTCTCGTTTTAAATCATAATCTTTTTAATGATAAGTACACAAAAGAAAAGATTCGTGATTTTATTGTAAGAAAAATTGAGCTTGCTTGTTTAGGGAAGATTTTAATCCGTGGTAATTTTCAATGTATTGTAGTGGATGGCTATGGGTTTATGCAGTCTATTACAGGTCAAAAAGTTACTGGATTGCTTAAAGCTGGTCAAGCGTGTTGTAATTTCTGGAATGAAAGACGGATTAATAAAGTTGATACTATGCGTAGTCCTTTAACTCATTTTAGTGAACATTATCCTATGGACTTGGTTGATAATGAAAAGACTCGTAAATGGTTTAGCTATGATTATAGTGGTTATATTGTAAATTGTCATGATGCTCATACTATGAGGTGGGCCGGTAGTGACTACGATGATTTAAAGCACGAAAGTGCTTAATACATTGTCGCCCATGATAGTAATATTATGGTGAAAATGTGGTGAACCTGTAAATACAGGGTGTGGAACTTAGGTTCTGCTAACAGGGAAAGCCTAAACCGAAAGGCATGGTAACTCTGTGGTAAACTCTTAATGAGAAACTCAAACGACTATCCCGTAAGGGAGTACATTTACGGTGAAATTCCGTATTTGGAAGCGCCACACATCCTATAGGGATGATGATATAGTCTACTCCGACATTTGAAATAAAATGTGTTAAAGTATTGGGAAACCAACGGTATTAAAGGTATGATATAATTTTTTCCACTGATAATCCAAACTTTATTAATGGACGTTATCCAAATCAAAGAGTTGTAACATATCAAGCTAAAAAGCCTAAAAAGGAAATTTTCAGAAAAGAAGATGGAACTTTTGACAGAGAAGCTTTCGATAAAAAACTTTTTGTAACGGATACATTTAGTTTCGGAACTAAAATTGGACAGATTAGGTAAAAGTAGTCTGGCTATTCAGTAATGAATAGAAAAATAAACGTGTGTGAACTTAGAAATCTAAGGTGTGGGTTTAGTAAACCTGCTAACGGGGAAACCTAAGTCGAAAGATATGGCAATCCCGTGCCAAGCAGTGAAGGTGTAACGACTATCCCGCAAGGGAGTACATTCACGGTGAAACTCCGTGTTTGGAAGCGCCACGCATCCCATGAGGATGAAGATATAGTCTACCCTCTTAAGAAATTAAGAGATTAGTGTACAAATACAATTTCAACAGTAGTAGGACTTTTGCCTCTTTTCCCAGAGGGTTCGAAAGAGCGCGAAGTTTTGATTAATCGAGTAAAGGCTGGGTGTGCTGCTCAGTCAAGACAGATTGATAAAACAAAGATTGGTCAAAACGTCAAAGAACTTGCTACAGTTTGTCGCAATTTTCAGCACATAGAAGAAACAGATGATGAAGCAACGGTAGAAAGGAAGAAGTTTCTTAATTCTATTCTTGCTGATAAAAAGCCTTATTTCTTTAGATATAAATATACTCAAACTGATAAAGAATTGAAGCATTATCTAAAGAAGAGAGAAGAGAAACTTAAGAATAAATTTGGTAACGCTTGGAATCTTGAAAGACTTTTGAATACGCCAGAAGAAGAATTAACTGATGAGTTAAAAGAGTTTAAGAGACAGTATTACGATTTCCTTCCTGTTGTCGATTCTGATTGTGTAATGAACAGAATTAGTCATTATATTGAAAGTATTGATTTCGAGATAAAGAAGAGGGTACGTTCTTCTGATGCTTTTGATTATAGGATTCTTCAAAGTGAAAACTTTATGATAAATAAAAAGATTTATGAACAGATTTATTATACGGTTGAAGAACATATTAAGAATTGGCAAATAAAAAGAAAAGTGACAGATACAAAAACAATTCAAGACGGGAACAATGAAAAAGTTATTGCTTATTCTGCTTTAAAAGAAGCTCTTGAACAGATTTGCCCAAATGATGAAATTGTAGCAAATCATATGATTACTTTGTTTTATGAAGATAAACCTTCTTATAATAAAGGAATTTTATGGGAGCTTTATGGTAGACAAATCTTTGAAAATTTGAAAACAAAAGTAAATTCGTGTTATTTCCCCAAAAAGAATCCAAATGGAACCCTTGAGTTTTTATATGAAAATTACTCTATTGAAAAGGTCGATTTAAATAAAGTGGAGGTTGAAAACATTGATAGAGATTTACAATGAAACAAAGCATATTTAGACCGTCCTTGAAAAAGGGTTGGGCAAAAAATGGTTTACAGACTTGGCTCTTCTGGTGAAATATTGGAAGAGTCAAGGATATTCAAAGAGGCAGGTAAAAGATTGGTGCATTGATAAATGCACTAAATATGTTAAGAATTTCAATTCTATAAAAGATGGACCAGATTTAAAGAAATCTATTGATAAAGTTTGGAGAGATTGGAAAACAAAAGGAGAGAATCCATCTAAACTTAGAGAAATAGATTGTGTTGAATTTTCAAAAGAAGTTCTTGATTGGTTTCTTGCTTTGGAAGATGATTTTGTAATCACAGATGAAGAGCGCGATAGAATAAATGAACTTCGTGCGCCCACTAAAGTAAAAAGGACACCAATGAATTTTAATCGTATTAAGGTGTTATTTACGCTTTATATTTGGAGTCTTATTCAAAAAGAATATATGGCTGGTGGTTGGAATTATTTTAATTTGGATGATTGGTATTCAAAATTAAAGAAAGATTCTGATTTGCCAACCAGTTACAATATTCTTAATGAAAGAAATATTCTTGAAGACTTAGGTTTTCTTAAAACCACCGAAAAAAATGTTGATGTTATTCTTGAGTTATTTGACAAGTTTGATGTGTTTAATATTGAAGTCACAGATAAGAATAGGATAAGACTTGAGGGTGAAGATTTATATAATTGCGGTCATTGGTTGGCAAAACAAAAGTACGGATTTTTTATTTGTGAGAATTGTGGAAAGGAAATAATAAAAAAGAAAGTTCCTAAGAATAATATTTTAAAATATTGTGGTAAATGTGCAAAGGAATTAAAAAATCATACTCAAGAATCTAAATATTGTATTGATTGCGGAGCGGAGCTTGAATATGGTATTTTTGTTCATAGAAAACGTGATAGATGTCCATTGTGTCAAAGGGCTTACAACAACAAAAAATCTGCGGAAAGTATGCAGAAATTAAGGATGTTAAGAAATAAGGCGATTGGCGAGAACTCTGCAAACCCTTGAGCCACAAGGGTTTGAGCCACTTTTTTAAAATTTTTTTTCTGGCTCTACTTTGGAAGGAAACATATTTTCCTTTCAAATTTAATGAAAAAAGGATGAATTTAAATGATTAAAATTTCCCGTTCCCAGCGTGACGCACTTGAAAGTGTAGGTCTCTTAAAGTATCGTCGTAGAGGTTTTAACCCTCAAGACCAGAATTTCTCTGTTGTAAACAAAGAACACGTTTCTCGTGACAAGACATATTATGTTGTTGAAGAGCCAGAGATTATGTTGTTCCTTGGTTTCTATGAGAATCAGAACTTACAGATTATTAGTAAGCGTCAGTATGACCAAGGTATCACAAGCAAGCTATTTACTGAATCGCAGGTACAGAAATGGGGAGAGTATAATCCCAATGCTGTTGTGTTTGTTGATTATGCTGGTCGCTATCGTGTGAAGCGCATTGCTAAGATTATGATTGGTTTGGGAATTTGGAAGCCAAACAATGCTCGTAAGAGTAATGTTGTAGAGACTGTTGAAGCTCAGAGTTGAGTAGAGACAAAGATAAAAAATAAAAGGTAAATTATTAAATATTTAAAAATTTTTAAAGGATTAAAAGGAGTTATAAAAATTATGATTAAGAAGAATGATATGCTTACTGCTATTGCTACCAAGTGTGAAGAGGCTGGCTTGAAGATTACCAAGAAGGACCTTGACACTGTTCTTAAGGCTCAGAGTGATTTCCTGCTTGAGACTATTGCTGCCAACGAGGAAGTTAAGATTGGCGATGTTGTTAAGATTGGTGGAAAGCATCGTGATGCTCGTAAGGGACGTAATCCTGCGACAAATACCGAGATTACAATCCCTGCTCGTGAGGGAGTTCCTTACGCCAAGTTTACCAAGGTTGCAAAAGAGTAAAATACAAAGTAACTATTAATAAGACATTAATAGCTGTATAAAGATACTTAAGGCGTAACGCCGTTTGCCCCCAAAGTATTGTCTTAAACGATGATACTTTGGGGTATCATTATAAACTGTATAAAACATATGTAAATATACATTACACACAAATAAAATGTATATTTTATAGAGTTTATAATATTCATAATGAATATTTTTTAGGTCGGCAAGACCGCCTAAGGTTTACTTGGAGAAAGGGTTGAATAAACCCTTATTTTAATATAAAGGAATGATGAAAGGATATGCAAAAGCCAAGAAAAAGTCTTTGGAAAATGGATATCATAACCCGTAATGACTTTATAAAAATGGTTATGCGTAATGCGGATAGTACCGACAAAAAAGAGGCTGAAAAATATGTTGAGGCTTTTGAAGACGCTGTTCTTGAAGTTATTGCTCGTGAACAAGTCATAAAATTGTCTTTCGGTACAATATATGGCATCTTTAAAGCCCCTTGGAGAATTACGGGAAAATTTAAGGCTGAACACAATAGCAAAGCTCGTAGAGGTTGGAGTGATGCAAAACACGGACAACCTAATATTATTTGGTCCATATTGGCTAAGGATAGTGATACTGTAGACCCAGAAGAATATTTTTCATGGTCTGAAAACAGATATACGAAATTGGCTTATCAGTATAGAAAAGACATGGATTTGCCCGAAATACCTGAGTTTGAGGGATTAACGGAAGAAGAAATCCTTAATCAATGTGCCGAGTTTGAAAAATCTCAACTTGGTAGAAAGGCTCGTGCTAATTATGACCTTTATGAATGTTACAAAACGAGAAAAAATCATGATAGGTCTGTTCAGACTCAAGAATACTGGATTGAAAAACAAAGGAAGAAAGGTATTCCCGAAGACCAAATTCAGCGTCTCACTTATGAAGAGATTCTTGAAATTCAAGATAAAAGGAGACGTGATTATATTGATAAGCAAACGGATGCAAAAATTCGTAAAAAGGTTGAACAGTCTCGCAAAAACGAGCAAAAACGACGCGATTATTATGGTTTTCCTCCGTTACCAGATGATATGCCAACATCTTACGAGGTTGCCGCGAAACAATATCTGATTGATGTTCGTGGAACTTATGAGTCATTATTTGGTGAGGGAGAAGGAAAAATTCCCGATAGAAAGGCAGATAATAATCTTCAAGAATTATTTGCTGAAAGACGAGAAAAGAATCGCTTGAGAAAGATGATTGAAAATGGAGATTTGGTTTCTGAGGAAGAAATTGATGAGTATGTTAGACGGAATCCGTATCTTGCGGATAAACCGTTAGATTGATTGAAAGGATGGTGTTGCTTAATGGCAATGACTGCAAAAGAAAAACAGTTGAGACAACTTGTTGTTGATACTGCTGAAGCATGGGTTGGAACTAAACAAGGCGACGCCAATCACAAAAAAATAATTGAGACTTATAATAGTATCAAACCATTACCTGAAAACACAAAAATGCTTTTATCATGGGCATGGTGTGCGGCTACGATTTCAGCGTGGTCACAGATGGTGGGGTTGATAAATTATATTTTACCAGAGTGTTCCTGTAATCGTATGATTAAACTTTACAAAGCTAAAAAGGAATGGGTCGAAGATGATGATTATGTTCCAGAAATGGGAGATATTCTTTTTTATGCTTGGAAAGATAATGGAGTAGGTGATTGCGAACTCGAAGCAGACCATGTGGGTATCGTAAAAGAAGTTAAAAATAATATTATTTATGTTATTGAGGGGAATTATTCCAAGCAGGTAAAGGTGCGTCAAATCAAGGTTAATGGTAAATATATTAGAGGCTTTGCTACACCTGATTATAAGACAGCAAGTAAGATTTATGATTTTAAGAAAAAGGTTTCTGTTAAGCCTGTTATTTCAAATACAACTGCTACAAAAACTAATACCACAGTATTACCTTCTGTAAAAACTATTGCGTCTGTTGTCCCTTATCTTAAGAAGGGGGATAAAAACGATGCTGTTAAGGTTATGCAAACAGTTTTGATTTATCTTGGTTTCGATTGTGGTAAAAGTGGAGTTGACGGCAGTTTTGGCAATGATACTGTTAAAGCCGTAAAATCTTATCAAAAGGCAGTCGGAATTACACAAGATGGTATTTGCGGAAAAGATTGCTGGAAGAATATGTTATTAGGGAAGAAAACTAAATAATTAAATAATAAAGCAATAAAATAAGAGGGTTTCAATTAACCCTCTTTTCATATATAGGCGAAGGAGGTTAGAAGATATGGCAAGAATTTATGATGCGACTACAGGAAAGATTATTGATAAGGAAACTGGCGAAGAAGTTACCATGCCTTCGTCTTCTATTGAAATTGGAGAATTAAAAGTTGGACCTGCGTATGATTTTCGTACCACGGGCAATACTAATTTTGATAATACTAAAACTCAATTTGACCAAAGTTATGCTGACACTAATCAACAAATTACAGAAGTATACGAAGATATGGTTGATGTTGTTATTAGTACCGAACAGCCTAAACATCAAAAGGTTGGCGATTTGTGGTATAAGGTTATTGAGTAAAATATAAATAGAATTCAAATGTTTAAAAGGTTTAAAAGGTGGTGACTTATGGCTAAATTAGGTCAAGCTGCCAGAGTTAGAGAATAGCAAAAGGCTAAAAAAGAAATTAACGCTATTCAAAAGAAAATGGAACTTCAAAATAAGAAGTCTTTATTCGGAGAGGGCTGGAAAAAGGCTTTGGGTACGGAAAGACAAAAAGCGTTGCTTGACATTATTGGTAATGAAGGTGCGCCAAAGCTTGAAGATTCTATTGATATAAATGCTTTTTTAGAGCCGATTGAGTTTTTTAGAGATAAAGAAACTGGGGAAATTAATAAGATTGATTTTCAAACTTATCTTGATGCTGAAAAAGCTTTCCAAGGTGGCATTGATGAACAAGATGCAATTATTGCTGATGAAGATGATGTTACCCCTGATATAATGGATAAAATAAACTCTGGCAAAAAGAGTAAAAAAGAAAAGAAAAAAGAAAGTGGAATTAATGTTCCTGAATATTTACAGAAATATTATACAATGTGGATGAAATATTTTGGAAGATATGTCCCTTTATATAATAAATATGTTTGTACCTGTTGTGGTAGACCTTTACCTCAAGGTGAATATTATCTCAATTATAATGAGATGGATTTGGCGAGAGTTGAGCCAACGGGTAAAATGCACACTCATTTATGTAAAGATTGTTGCAAGAGACTGTATGAATATTTGTTTTTTGAAAAAGCAAAAGAAGATGGTCAAGTTGCAATGATGTGGTTCTGTAGTGCTCTGAATATTTATTATGATGAGACTATTTATCTACAGGCTAAACAAGAGTGTTCTAAAAAGGGTAGTAAAAAACACATCATTGATAGTTATATGTCTATTATGAATCAAAGTGCTACTGCTAAAGGTAAAGTATTTCTTGAAAGTAAAGATATTCAAGGAATGATTGATGGTAGTGGTGTTAATGGAAATGGTAGACAGGATAAAGATAAAAAGATTATTAATAGCAAAGATGGTAGTGTCGGTGATGATACTGAAAATGGGTGGAGTAAACAGGATTTAATCAACAAAAGAAATGTTGTTTCAATGGTTGGATATGACCCATTTTATGAAGAAGAGGAAGATAATCGCAAGAAACTATATGCCGCTTTGTTAGGAATGCTTGATGATGCCGCATCTATGGATGGTATGAAAGTAAACGCTGCTGTACAAATTGTTCTTGGCTACTCAAGGCTTGAAGTTTTGAATAGACGTGAAAAGAATTTAATGTATGGTGACGGCGATATTAGTCAACTTAAAGCTATTGCCGATTTGAAAAATAAGCAACTTGATATGATTACTAAATTTAGTCGAGATAACGGTTTTCGGGAGAAGTACCAACAACGGCGTAGTCGTGGAGAGGGTAGTTTGAGTCGGGTTATGTCTAAAATGGCAGAACTTAAATATGAACAGGGGCTACCTAATAGATACGATATTGAGACAAGTAAGAGCATTGAGCAAGCGGCGAATGCAAGCTTCAAGGCGATTATGAATCAATTGAACATGAGTGATAGTGAATATATGGTTACTACTGCTGAACAATTAAAAAGAATAACTGAGTTGCAAAGAGAATTGTCAAGTACAAAAGAAGACCTTAGATTAGCTAAAAGAGAGATAGCTGAATTAAAACTTGAAGAAAAGGCTAAGGAAGAGGGAGTTTATGATGGCGAAGAAAAGTGGGGTGGCTATTAATGATAAATCCACTTTACAATGAATATGATTATAAAATTCCTCCTAAAAGACTTGAACAATTTTAGAAATATAATGAAATAATTCAATGGGGTAGACAAAACCCCACAAGATTTGCAGAATTGGTCTTTGGTATACAATTAACTGACCATCAAAAATGGATGATATTATCCAGTTGGATTCCAAGTACAGTTGTGTGGCTTTGCTCGCGTGCAACGGGAAAGTCGTTCATGGCTTCTGTTTTTCTGATGTTAAGGTCTTTACTGTTTGCTAATAATAATTGCTATATATTAGCTCCATCAGGAAATCAAAGTCAAGAAACATTTACCAAAATGGAAGATATAGCGAAGAAAAATATTGCGTCTTTAAGTGGTACGACAGATATTTATTTTAACGAATGTATGCGTATGAATAGTATAGCAGACCCGTTTACACATAGTAAATAGGGATACACGGTAAGTTTATACAATGGTAGTACGATTAGTAGTTTGAATAGTGTTGCGAAAAATATCGTGCGGATAAGAAGTTCGTGTTCTATGTATGATGAAGCTGGTAAAATAACTCGTGATTATTATGCTTTAACTTTACCGTTTACTGTTCAATCAACCGACTTTATTACTGGCACTGGTATCAACAGTGAAATTTATCCTAAACAACTTCCCAACAAAAATATTTTCCTTAGTTCTGCTGAGGGAATTGATAGTTATTTGTTTGATATGTATAAATTATGTTATGAAAAAATGTTGTTGGGAGACCCTGATTACTTTGTTTGTGACATAGATTGCAATTTTAGTTTACATCCTTTAATGAATGGTAAACCTTATATGGCACAACTTAAACAATCGGTAATTGATGATGCAATGAAAACAAATCCTTATCGAGCAAAAAGAGAGTATCTAAATATTTTTGATAACGATGGAGGAGAAGATGTTTTTGTTAAACGCTCGATAATTTTAAAAAACAGTTATTCTTACTTCCCAGAATATTTTAATGATGGGACTAAGAAATATATAATAGCATATGACCCATCAAGTAAACTTGATAATAGCATTGTAGGTATAGCTGAACTATTTAGAGATGAAGAAAAAGGTCTTATGCTTAAAATGGTAAATTGCGAAAATTTAATTGAACTTTTACCAAATGGAGAAAAAGCAATAATACAAAAGCCGCAACAAATTGAAATGATAAAAAAGATGTTGTTGGATTATAATAGAGGTGCACTTGATTATGAAAACATTGATTTATTTGTCATTGATGCAGGTGCTGGCGGTAAAATCTGTTGCCGCGAAACAAGGTGACTTGTTTTTAAAAACACATTTAAGTGCTGGAACTGCCTAAAATCGTTTGAACTACAACATAAAGATGAAATAAACTTAAGTGTGAATGTTTTAAAAATTAAACGAATTGGTTAATCAGCATCCAAAATCTGAATAGGATGAGGTTCAACGACTAACAGTAAATTTAAAAAATTGAAATGGTGTGCTCTTTGTTAAAATAAAACTTGACAAAGATGAAGATATAGTCTATAATTATAGAAATATAATAGTTAAAGGTGGTTATTAATATTGAATAAAAATAGAAGTTCTTTAATGCCACAAAATGTCTTTGAAGAAAAAGTAAGGAATAAAAATCCAAATATAATAATATTAAGTGAATATAAAGGACAAAAAGAAAAAGTAAAAATCAGATGTAAAAAATGTGGTCATGAATGGGAAGCTAATGGAAAAAGTGTTTTAGAAGGTTCTGTTGGATGCCGTGTTTGTGCAGGAAGTTTTTCTTATTCTGATGAAGAATTTAAGAAAAAGTTAAACGAAATTAATCCCGATATTATTCCATTAGAAAAATATATAAAGAATAATATTAAAATGCGATTACAATGTAAAAAGTGTGGACATATTTGGGCAACAACCCCAAATAAATTATTAAGTAGTCAAACAGGATGTCCAAAATGTAATGGAGGAGTAAAATTTACTCTTGAATACAATGAGCAATTTAGGGATGAAATGTTAAGAAAAAGACCTGATTTAGAAATACTTGAGACCTATAAAGGTGCAGATACAAAAATAAAAATACGCTGTAAGAAATGTGGACATATTTGGAAATCTACTCCCTCTCATATTAGAGCTGGAAATAAATGCCCAGTTTGTTCTAAAAAAGAACAAGCTGATTCTTATCGTAAGAATCAAGAAACATTTATTCAGCAGATGAAAAAGATTAATCCTACTATTAATATAAAACGGGAATATATTAATTGTAAAACAAAAATAAAATGCGAGTGCTCGATATGTGGAATGGAATGGGAAGCGACACCTTCTAATCTTTTAAAATACAGAGGTTGCCCATCTTGCAAAAGAAGTTCAACAGGAGAGAAGAATATAGCATTTTATTTAGAACAAATGGGATTAGTTTTTGAAAAAGAAAAAACTTTTGATGATTGTAGAGATAAGAGTTTATTGCGTTTTGATTTTTATATAGAAAAATATAACTTATGTGTCGAATTTGATGGCGCACAGCATTATAGAAAAGTAAGATTTAGAGGACAAACAGAAGAAGATGCTGAAAAGAGTTTTGAGGGAACGAAAAGAAGAGATAAAATAAAAAATGAGTATTGCAAGAAGAAAAATATTTACTTATTAAGAATTCCTTACACAGAAATAAAAAATATTGAAGATATTTTAAAGAAAAAGTTGCAAGAATTAGGGCGGATTTGATATTGCAGCTTTTCTTATGAATGAATGGCTTGATGATAAAGGTAAATCTCACTTGGGCATGATTGATGAAACTGACCCGTATATGAAACTACGCCTTGAAGATTATCCTGCTAACGCTAAAAATTTACGTTTGTTTAATTTTAAACGTGACAAAGTTCAAGCTTATGAAAGAGCACAACAAGCGGTAAATCAAGGGCTTGTAATGTTCCCTAAGAGTTTGAACGCAAAAGATGAAATGGAAATTGAAGAAACTGACGCAGACGGCAATTTAACTATGCGTTATGAAAAGGTTTCTTTTGATGAAAAGGTTTCTCTTACTCAATTAGATTTGATGAAAGAGGAATTAATTGCTACACAAAAATATAAGAAACCAAATGGGACAATTCAGTTTGATTTGTCGCACGAGGCAAAGCAAAAAAATATGTTTGATGATAGAGCTGACGTGTTTTGTATGATTTGTGATAGGTTAATGGAACTTAGAGCCCAAGAAGCTCTCACACTTGAAGAGAAACCAGTAACAGCATTTACAGACCTATTAGCACAGCGTAGGCGTTCAGGTTCATCTATAAAGGCTTCACAAAATCCATTTGCAAATAAAGGTGGAGCGAATCCATTTACTAAGTACAGTAAACGATAATAACCAAACAATTTTGAAATGGTTAACAATTCGTCGCTAACAGCAACATTTAAGAAATTATTCTATAAAAGGAAATACTTGGAAAGTACAGTTGATAACTTACACAGAAGCTAATCAGCACTACGGTTACTATCTGAGTTTATGGGGAGAATTGTAAGATAGTGACTTTATTAATTTGAAAAATGCGACGAGTCTATACGGAGGAAATGGCGTATAGAGAACACAGGAGATTCTTTGGGGTGGAGGGAGTCTCCTGTTTATTAAAGTGTTTATTGACAAAAGTTTAAATTTAAATCAGGATTTAAATCAGGATTTAATTTGGTTTAAGTTTAAGCTTTTTTGAGTAAATAATTACAACAACACGAGGAAGGGAGTTTAAAGTACCGCAAATGTTACAGATTAAAGGTTCAAGCATAAAATTAACTCGTGGAGACGATGCGATTTTTTCGATAGATATTTATCAACCAGATGGTACGTTATATACTCCAATTGAGGAACAAAAGATAGTATTTTCAGTATCTCGTTAGCCCTCAAAAGAACCGAATCCAAAGCCTGTAATTTAGAAAGATTTTTATCAAAGTGAATCAGAGCAATGGGTTGTAGAAATTAAGTCTATTGACACAAAATTCCTTGATTATGGAAAATATTTATGGGATTGTCAATTTTTCTTTGAAGATGGAGAAGTAAATACTGTCTGTAGTGGTATGCTCGAACTCCTATACGAAATAGGTTAAGAATAAGAAGGAGGGAGAGTATGACAAGAAAAAGTAATGCAAGTATTATAAATAGTATAAATAAAGATATTAATTTACAATTTTCATATGAGCCAGAAGGAACAAATCTTCTTGGGCAAGATGAACCAGAAAATATTAAAACGACTTCTTCCAAATGTGGTCATGGATTAAAAGGGGTATTAAATGTAGGAATAAAAGAAGTTAAGTCCGACAAAAATATTTCTGATATGCAAGATATAGATATTAACAAAGAAACTCTTAAAGAAGGAGATTTGTTAATATATGATGAGATTGACAAGAAGTGGAAGAACAAGCAATTTGAGGAATATTATTCTGGTATTATATTAGATGGTAACGTTGATTTTTAACAAAGAGTCCACGTTGACATAAATAAAACATAGAAAATGTGCTTTATCAAATTTGATTTTTATTTTAGAGAAAGGAGAAAAGATAAAAGTAATGGCAGATGTAAAAGTTTTAAAAACAACTATACTTCTTCGTCGTGCAACTGAGGCTCAATGGGACGCAATAAAGGATACCTTTATTCCTAAAGCTGGTGAGCCCTGTGTAACTTTGGACGGCAAAGATAAAGGTCAAATCAAAATCGGTGACGGTACTACCTCTTGGGGTGGGCTTAAGTATGCTGGTGTAGTTGAGGGTGCTCTTAATTTTAAGGGTTCTGTTCAGACTAAAGCTGAACTTCCTGAAGTTGCTAACACTGGTGATATTTATCAGGTAATCGAAGATAGCACAATGTATATCTGGGATGGAGATAGCTGGGAAATTTTCCATGCTATTGATTTGAGCGGATATGCAACTAAAGAAGAAGTTGATGCTCTTAAAGAAGAGATTAATCTCGAACTTAATAAATATGCTCTTAAGACTGACCTCGACGTTATCAAAATTTATGGCGATTCTGTTGCCGAAGATACGTCCATGTCTGTTGATGGTGTAAAATATGATACTGCAAGTGAGGCTATTGCGGCTGTTCCTGATGGTGGTACAGTTAAAATGGCTGGTGGTCTTGGAGAGGGTGAAGTTATCAGTGTTGATAAGAAGCTGACTCTTGACATGAACAATGCAGTTATTGTCGATAATGAAAAGACACCTGTTAATGTTAGCATCAACGGCGCTTTAACCCTTACTGGCAATGGCAGTGTTGAATGCAATAAGAATGGTAAAGCAACTGTTGATAATAATGGCAGTTTAACAGTTGAAAACGGCAGTTACGCTCGTGCCATTGATGAAAAAGGCAATGGCTATTATACTTGCGTAAATCATGGAAAAATGGTTATTAATGATGGTATCTTTAGTGCACCACGGGGTTTATCTTCTCTTATTGAAAACGGCTATTATAGTTATACTGATACAAATCCTGCCAAGGGTTATGTAGAGGGAACTAATCAATCCAGTCCAGAATTAACTATTAATGGCGGTACATACATAACTAAGTTTTGGGCTGTTAAGAATGATGACAATGCGAAATTGATTATCAACGATGGTAGTTTTTATGGCAGTATTTTAAATTCTGGTTTAGAAATGACGATTAATGGCGGTAATTTTTCCGTAGATGAGGATAAGAATCTGATAGCAATTATAGCCTATAATACACAGTATAATCCAGCAAAAACTCTAATTACAGGAGGAACTTTTAATGGATATATTGCAAACCAAGGCCTCGAAAACACTGTTATTGAAATCAAAGGCGGTAAATTTTCTATTAAGTTAGACGAAAAATTTATTGCAGAAGGTTATGAACAAAAATTTGTTGATGGCTATTACGTGGTGAGTGCGAAAGCTTAAGGAAGGAGGATGACTAATGTTTAAGTTAGCGTATGTAGATAAGAACAAAATTGAGAACAGTATTGCACAGCAAGTCATCCCCGAAGAGAGCTTGATTGTGACTAACAATGAGGACAAGAGTGCTGAACTTAGCTATTATGATGAAAATGGTAATTTAAAGAGCATTGTAAAGAAGACTGCATTTGCAAGTCAAGCTGAAGCATTGCTTTGGATTGCCAAATATGATTATTCAGGAGTTAATATTAGCGTTTTCGATGCCGCAACAAGCGATTGGAATAGCTATATTGTAGGTGGAGATGGAAGTTTAAATAAGATTGCTAAGGCTGATGAAGTTGCTGGTGATGTTATGGAGACTTTGGAAAACGTCTGGATTGACGGTGGCTCTGCTCCTGAAGTATAAGTGAGGTGGCTGAAATATGGCTACTGAAAAAAGAATTGTTGTAAATGGAATCTCTCTTAGGAGGGATAATGATTTTAACTATGTTAAAGTGGGAGAAAAATTTGTTCCTAAGAAGGGTGAAGTTTGCCTTGTTGATACGGCCCGCATGGGCTTACAAATAAAAATAGGTGATGGTTCTACTAATTATAATAACCTAAAATATGATAATCAAGTTTTAGTTAGAGGCTACTTAAACAATGGGGTTTTCTATGCCGAAAATACTCATGAAAATGAACTTGATAAGATTTTTGGTAGAATTTATATTGATAATTACAACATCAATAATTTATATTATTGGAGTGGTGAACAATATGAATTAGTGGGAAAAGGGTTGCCTTCTGCCTCTGCTGTTGAAGCGGGTATTATGAAGCTTTACAATGAGCTCGGTAACAACACAGATGGCACCATCACATAGGCAAAAATTACGTCTGAATTGAACCATAAAGTGTCCGCTTCTGTTGAAGAAGAGACAGCTATTTTCTCGATTTAATTGTTTAAAATATTTTAAAAATAAATAGGAGGTTTTTAATTATGCCCGATATTAAGAAAGTAAAGATTGGTGAAATTACTTATGATATTAAGGACCAGACCGCTCGTGACAGTATTGCCACACTAACTGGCGGCATTGAGAAGCTTGGTACTGCTTCTTCTAAGGATTTCGCTGAAGCTGTTACCGCTGATGGTGCTGGTCTTCCTACCAGCAAAGCTGTTGCTGATTATGTCAAGGAGAACCTTGATAAGATTAATCAGTTTGAGTATGAGATTGTTGCTGATAAGGCTTCTCTTCCTACTCCTTCTGCCGATACCATGTACAAGATTTATCTTGTTCCTCTGGCTGGAGCTGCCGCTGGTGACGCTTACGAGGAATTTATTACCATTAAGAATGGTGATGAGTATTCCATGGAGAAGCTTGGTGATACCAACATCGACCTTTCTGGTTATGTTCCCACTACTCGTACTATTGCTGGTCTCGCTCTCAGCGGTAATATTACTGCCGATGCGCTCAAGACCGCTCTTAGTCTTACTGATGCAGACCTTAATCTCGGTGCTCTCGCGCACAAGGATAGTGCCTCTGCCACTCTGACCGATTATGCAACTGGCGTTGCTTCTGTTAAGTATACTCCTGAAGTTACCGTTACTGCTGCTGAGGCTGCTAATACCGCCACTGCTATTTCCAGCACTGGCAAGTTCACTCCCGCAGGTTCCATTTCTACTACTTACACTCCCAGTGGTACTGCAAAGTTTGTTAAGGATAATGAAAATGGTCTTGCCGTTTCTGGTACTGTGGGCGCACCAACCGTTTCTGTTTCTCTTGCTACGGATACTGTTCTTGGCTCTGTTAAGACTGCTGGCACTCTTCCTACCAAGGCTGCCGATACTTGGGACGCTGGTTCTTGTACTGCTGATGAGGGTAGTTTTGCAACTGAGGGCGTAACTGCTACTATGGGTTCTGGCGACGATGCGGAAACTCTTGTTTTCTCTGTTGCTGGTACTGCTAAGGCTCTTAATAAACTTAACTATACCGCTCCTTCCTATACAGAAGGTGCTTTTGACGGTGGTGCGCTACCCACCTTTAACGAGGCTACAGTCGCTGTTGGTGTTGAGAGTGCCACTGCTTCTGCACCTACCTTCACAGGTGATAAATTTGCTGCGACCTTCGCTGGTACTGAGGCTACTATCTCTGCTACCCTTGTTGGTACTGAGGGCGACGTTACTGTTTCTGGCTCTTACGACAAGTTTACTCTTGGTGCGCTTACTGCCACTGGTAAAGAAGCTACTATTGCTCCTACTCTCCAGACTGGTTCCAAGACCATTACTGTTGAGTAATTTATTTAAGTATAATAAACTTAAATTATTTATATTTAATAAATTATTATGCCAAACATTTCCAAGATTAAATTACCCTCTAAACAAGGGCAAGAAGTGTTTTACTTAAAAGATGAGACGCTTCGAGAATAGATAGCTAAATTATTTGGGTGGAGTAGTTTTGAGGAATTGATAGCGGGAATTCAGAAATAAAATAATATAGAGCGAGATTGAAATATATCTCGCTCTATTTTAAAGGGAGTGATAATATTGGGGAATAAGAGGGTGCAACTTTCAATAGAAAAAATATAGGAAAATAATCCAAATTTAGAAATTTTAAGATTTACAAGAATGAAAGATTCATGTGAGTTTAAATGCAAAAAATGTGGTGAAAATTTTTCTATGTTAGGTATTAGTTTATAGAAGCGTAAATATACCTGTCCAATTTGTGAGCGAAAAGTGGAAAAGGAGACCAAACTTCCAGATAATACGAAAAATTTGGTTTCTGAAATTAGACCTGACCTAATTAAATTTTTTGAAGATAAAAAATTGCCTTATAAAAGAGGCATGAATTCAAAAGAAAAAATGTGGTTTAAATGTCCTGAATGTGGAGAGCGTGAATATACTTCCATAAGAATTTTTTGTAAAAGAGCGCACCCATGTAAAAATTGCGACAATAAAGCAGTTTCCATGCCCAATAAAATTTTAAGAGCTCTGTTTCAACAAATAAGAAATAATTTTAATTATACAAAATTAGAATGGAGTCCTGATTGGGCTGGTTTATATCGCTATGATGGATATTTTGAAACATTTGATGGAGAAAAGGTCGCAATAGAAATGCATGGTCAACAACATTATAAAGAAGTGCAAAATTGGGGTAGAGGAAGTTTTGAGAGAGATAAAATAAAAATTGATTTAGCAAAAGAACATAACATAAAATTAATAATAATAGATTGTAGAGAAAGTTTATTTGAATTTATTAAACTTAATATTTTAAAAAGTGAATTAAGCAACTATATAAATTTTAATGAAATTGATTGGATTGAAATTATGAATTCAAGCTCCAGACCAATTATGAAAGAAATTGCCGATTATTTTAATGCTGGTATGACTACAGGACAGATAAGAAAAGAAACAGGATTTGACTATCATACCATTCGAACCGCATTATAGAATGCCACAGAAATTGGATGGTGTAATTATAGCGCTCAGAAAGAAAAAGAAAAGAAAATGAAAATAGTTGAAGTGATTGATTTGCAAGAAAATGACTCTTTTCAAATGCTTTGTGTAAATGAAGTTTGTAGATATTTCAAAGAAAAATATAATATTGGTTTGTATCCACGGACAATTAAGAAAAGAATAGAAGAAAAAGGTGAAAAATGGCAAAAAGAGAATCCTTATCACCACAGGTTTATTTTTAGATATATAGATAAAGCAAACGGTTAATAACATCCAAATTAATTGTTTGCAGACGATGGATGGGTTTACAAGCGATTAATTCAGAGAGAGTCTGAAATACGACTCTCTCTATTTTAAAAAACAAAAAAACTCTTGACTTTTTCTTCTAAATGTGTTATAAAAGAAATATCCAAATATGATATTTGGAAATTTAAATAAAAAGGGATTTTACTATGGTAAAAAATAAAAGTTCAGAATTTACTGTGTTTGATGATTTCGGCTATTCAGAAGAAGAGTTGGAAAAATATGGTGGAGAATATATAGAAAAGCAATCGTGTATATTATTTTCGGCAAAAGAAAAAAATGGAGTGGTTACTTATCCAGAGGGTCGGAATATAAATATTTCTAAAGAAGACTTGATAAAAGGAGAAATTTTAAAACTTTATTGTAAAAGAGTCTTTAAATATTTAGGGGAAAATAATCCTTTATTTAAAAATTATCGTTTATCTATTTTGGATGATAGTGAAGAATCTTTTATGCTTGATGATAAACAAGGTCAAGATAAATATTGTTTATATATAATTAGAAGCGATAAGGATATAGAAACAACAAAAGGTAAAAATCTATTTTTACAAATAGAATTGGATGATGTATCTCTTGATAAAAGTTATTTAACGTATTTATATTGCAATTTAGAATGGAATGAGTTTAGAGAAAAATTTGATTATCCGCCAATAGCTGTAAAAAACGGATACGTTACTTATCTTAATACAAGTAAAGAATTTGATGAAATATTGAGAAGAAGTTGGCAAGAATTGTTTGATTCAGAAGAATATTTATCTTTAATAGAAAAAACCAAATAAAAATTTTTAAGCATCACTTTATTATAAGTGATGCTTTTCATATGCAAATAACTAATAGCCTCAAAGTTTTTATTCACGGGTAATTGAGGAATCTACAATTGAAAACTTAAATAAAAACAATTTTTTATTTACCAAAAAAACAAAAAGAGCTATATTTATGTAATCTAATTATTTTTGTTGTTAGATTTTGTAAATATGCTCTTTTTGTGTTATATATTGTACTTTATATAACGCAAAGAGAACTTTAACATGATAAATTTTTATCACTTTTACTTTTTTAAAAGTGAAAGTAACAGCGAATAGCAAAAGTACATTCTGAAAAAGAAAAAAGTAAGAAGTAAAAAGTAAAGAAAAAAAGAAAGTAAAGGAGGTAAAAATCAACAATGGCAAATACAATCAAAAAGATTAAACTGCCACGGGTAGACACTCCATATGATATAGTGGATGCAAATGCTGTACCTAACACAAGAACGGTTAATGGCAAACAATTAAATGCAGACATTACACTTAGCGCAACTGACGTTGGGGCTTTACCAAACACTACAACTGCTCTTAAGAATCCGAACGCGATTACCTTTACAGGTGGTGCTACGGGGACATATGACGGCTCAAAGGCAGTAACAATTACGATTCCAGAAGCAAGCTCTGGTGGAGCTTCTATAGTGGTAAGTGCAACACAGCCTGCATCGCAAAATATTCGGGATTTCTGGTACAAGATTGTATAATAATAAGAAAGGAGAGGACACATGGTAATAAGTCAAGTTAAGGTCAAATTTGCTAATTCAGAGCGCGAATTCTTTGTTTCAAGGTCTGTCGCAATGATGAAAATCTCTCTCCCTTCAGGAACGGTAAAGGTAGAAGGACGCATGACGAAAGATGAGCAATACGTTCAACTTTCTGGTGTAAAGGCAAATTTAGATGTATCTGATACAGCGGAAGCAGGAATTACTACTTATGAGGTAGCGGGTATGTATTCAATAAAACTAACAAACAATGGTGCTCCCGAAGACGGTGTAGTAAGCACATTGATTGGTTAATGGTAGGGGGTATTTAAATGAGTGCTTCTTATCATGGTAATTACATTTCGTATCCAGCTTTAATATATTCAATGGCGGCATTAAAGCGCGGGGGTGGAAGTGGTTCAGGCATGGACCCCTACGAGTATGCAAAGAGCATTGGGTATACTGGAACGAAAGAAGAGTTTGACCAAGCTTATTTATTGGCTTTGAGTGGTGGTAGTATTGAAAACATCCTTGATGGAGGAATAGCGGATGAAGCTATTGACCTCATTTGGGACGGTGGCATTGCTGACGAAAAGCTTAAGTAAGCAAAATTAAACTATTAAGTTATTAAGTTATTAAATAGTGTAAATAATCGCCCTTAGATTCAGAAAAGGATTTAAGGGCGTATTGTTTAGTGTAAACTAAGGGTCAATGGCAAATTGCCCTTTTATTTGACCAAACGGACCCTTTCTATGAGAATAAAAAGATGATTTTATTTGGTAAATATTCTTTGTCATATTAAAATGTTTGTAAATTCATTTTAATTAAAATCCCTTTTTAATTTATTAAAAAGGAGAATATTATGGCAACAAAAGTAATACAGATGATGGAAAAAACAAGCAGTGGATATGACACTTTAATTCCAATTGGAGGGGGGATAGTTTTAAGGGTAACTTCATCCTCTGGAACAACGGTTTCATGTTCTTTTAGTGGCAGCACTTAGACGCATACTTTTACGGAAGATGGGTCTTATGATTTTTACGGAAGCGGATATGGAACATACAATTTTACAGTATAGGGTGGAGGATATACTTATAATGATAGTTTAGATGTTATTGAAAGCAAAATATATCTTCTTACTCTGCTTCCTGTTTCAGTAACCTTAAATGAAAATACTTGGAGTGCAATATCTGCTGTTTCTAAGGTTGGAAATGCAAGTAATATTTGGAGTATTGGGGATATTAAAAATATTTACATTAATGGGGAGATAACAAACTATAATTTTAATAAATCTTATGGCGTGTTTATAGCAAGTTTTAGTCATAACGCTTCTGTCGAGGGAAGTGGTATTTTATTTCATGGTTTTAAAAACAATTTAACCGAGAAAAGGGACATTTGTTTATATGCTAATTTTCAAATGAATACTTCAGGCATAACTACTGGCGGTTGGCGGGATTGTTATATGAGAAAAACAATTATTCCGCAATTTAAGAATGCGATTCCTCAAGAGCTGAAGAACGTAGTTAAAACGTCTACAATATATTCGCATAATGCCACAGGTGGTTCTTCTAATAATAGCGCATCTAATGTAACTGCTACACAAGATGATTTTTATTTGCTTGCGGAATTTGATATTTTTGGAACGAGAACCTATGCTAATAGCTATGAACAATCTCATCAAGTTTAGGTTGAGTATTATAAACTTGGTAATAGTAAGGTTAAATATCAATCAACCAACGAGAGTTCCACGGGCGGTTGGTGGGAGCGTTCTGTTTATTGCGGCGACGGTATCGCCGCCTATTTCTGTGTTGTCACCAGCGGCGGCAACGCGTACAATTACGGCGCGAGCCGTTCATATGGTTTCGCGGTGGCCTTCAGGGTGTGACTCTAAAAACCGCGTAGCGAAGCGAAGCCGCCGTGATGCGTCAGCGAATGGCGGATGATGCGAGCGATTAAATAAAGTTTATTAATAAAAGCGAAAATGGTGATTTTATAAATAAAGGAGTATATAATAAAAAATATGAGTGTTCTTGCAATTAACCGAAAAATAAGTACGGCAGAATTTATTAATACTGCGTACAATCTAACAGTATTAATAGGACAATCCTATGAGCGCTTTTCTGCTAATGGTAAAAAATTTATCTTTTCCAATGTGAAAGATAGTTTAAATACTTTGATGAGCACGGTAGCTGAGATAAACGCAATTTATACTCCAAGTGCGAGCTTACAAGGGCTTTATTATAAGGAGTAGTTAATTTATCATGCTATTGGAGCGGTTAAGTCGTTAGATAGCTGGTTTAGTATCGGTTACGATGTTAGCATTTCAAATAACGGTCTTACTGGCGCCAAGAAAAACTTGCCATCAAGTGGTGAGGCATTGAAAATCTGCGATTTAATTACTAAAGAAGTTAAATTATTAGAAGGGGTTTTAAGGCAAGTGAGAACAGCTATGAAAAGGTTAAACGGAAAAGAATATGATGAAACAGAAGAAAATGTGCATTATACTCCTTTACTTAGAAAAATTATAGAAAATCAATACACAATTTTAGGGATGAAAGAAAATTTAATTTACGATGTTTCGAATGATAGTTATTCATCGTTAAATTAAAAAGTTTGTTTGGGTGTGTTTCTGTATATTATTGTCTACCGTTCCACGGGCAATTGGTGGGAGCGTTCTGTTAATTGCAACAACAGTAACACCAACAATTTCTGTAATGTCAACAACAACGGCAACGCGAACAATAACAACGCGAACAATTCAAATGGTTTCGCGGTGTGGACTTCAATTACTTTAAGCAATCTGCCCCTTGAACATTATTTTAGAATTAGTAGAGGGTTAATGCGCTTACTCTAAGGGGAGTAAAAGCGCAATTGAAGGGAGAAACATTTCCCGTCTTTATAGAAATTATAAAGCGAAACAAAGTTGTCACAGAGAGATACGGACACTTCTGGTCTGGTTAATAAATGCACATCTTTTAATTTCAGGTATCAATCTTAAGCGGTTTATCTTTGTGCAATAAAATGAAATAAAAAGTTTTATTTTCTGAGTAGTGGATTGCTTTTTTGGTCAGAGAGTCGGAGTTTTTTATTTTGTTTTTGGGGTTTGTAAAACCGTAATCGTGGGCAACTGTTTAATATAAATAAAGAGGAATTATTAAATTGACTTCAAATGAAAGAAAAGAAAAGCGTTTTCAAAGACGCAAAGAAAAGAGATTAAGCAAAAGAAAAAATGACTACGATTAGTTAAATTTGCAAGACAAAATAAAAGATTTTGCCTTAATGTTTTATTATGGCTTAAAATGTATTTCGGGGGTTTCTTGGAAGAGAAGTGTGCAACTTTTTAAAAACAGTTTATTTTCTTCAACGGCAAAGAATATTAAAAAATTTGAGGAGAATATTCATTTTAGACTTCCATATGATAAATTTTACCTAATGGAACGAGGGAAGAAAAGATATATTTCCGCTCCAAGAGTTCAAGATAGGCAATCAGATAAATTTATCACTAAAGAAATATTGTTGCCCATATATACAAAACATATGGTATATGATAATGGGGCAAGTCTCGATGGAAAAGGCTTTCATTTTTCTTTAAACAATTTAAAAAAAGACCTTGTGGAACATTATAAAAAATATGGGCGAGAACGGCGGATTATATTAATAGATTTTTCACAATATTTCCCTTCTGCTGATAAAAGTGTAATTGAAAAGCATCATGAGAAATATTTTTTTGAAGAAAATATAAAAAATGCTTTAAGTGCATATGTGTACCCTCATTTTGAGGAAAAAATGTTTTTGAAAAACAAAAATGGTAATTTTGTTTATCGCAGGGGAGAAAGAGTGTTAGATGAAAGCGATTTAGATGATAAGGGAATGCCACTTGGATTAGAACCGAGTTAGGCTGAGATGATACATTTTCCGTCTTTGTTGGATACTTGGCTGTTATGTCAAAAACAACTTAGAATGTCGGCTCATTACATGGACGACTATAGAATAATTGTTCCTCCCAACACCGATTATAAGAAACTTATTAGTGAGATTAGAGAAAAAGCGTCCGAGTATGGAATGACTTTAAATTTAAAGAAAACAGTTTATATTCCTTTTACTAAAAGTTTTAGATATTGTAAAATCAAGTTTAAAATGTTAGAAGATGGAAAGATTTTAACCAAAGGAAGCAAAAAGTCTTACCCATCTGCGGTAAGAAGATTGAAAATGTTTAAAAGAGAAATTGAAGCTGGAAATAGGACTTATGAAAACTTAAGAGGGTTTGTTCAATCGTCTTTTTCTTATTATGATAATTGGAACGATAGTTACCGAAAAGGGAAATTAATGAAAATGTTTAAGCAATTTTTCGGATTCAATTACGATGATGTATTTATGTATAATTATAATGACGCAAAGAAAAAGAATCCAGAACTTTTCGAAAAAATTGATAAAATCATAGAAGATAATAAATATGATATAGGTAGTGATTATATTTGTTACAGACCCTTTAGCGGAAAAGATTTGTTTGGTAATAGTATTATTATTAATAAAAATAGCCATTTAAGAAGTAGGAACGGTCTTTTAATTAGGAAAAACAAAGCGATTTGCGTAATAGGTTCTGAAACTTTTTATAATCATTATTGTACCAACGAAGATGGGCATGGTATAAGAAGAGGGAATTTAATTTGTAAAATTTTAGAATAGACTAAATATACAGTTGAACAGCAATTAACATCAAGAGCCAAACAGTGGAAAAATTTAAATAATTGCAAAGAAGCGATTTTTTATCGAGAAAATACTAAAAATGAAAAAGAGTGGATTTGGAAAAGGTCTTTATGGTTTGCTTCTGAAAAAGAACTGAGTAAAATTTTGAAGAGGGTTAATAAGAAATATGGTTAATCAAAACAAGTACAGCGTTTTTAAAACTTTTATAGCTCGAAAAAGGTACAAGGGGTTGTCTCTTAATAAAATGAATCTTAATATACCCATGCGGTCTGAGCTTTTTTGCGAAGCAGGAATTTTATTCTATAAAGACATTCCCGTAGCTTTTGCAACTTCGCAAGTTAGCTTGGACTATTTTACAGAAAATGACGATGGCGAAGGTATGAAAAGAGGAAAAATTATAGAAGAAATACTTTCTATTTTAGTAAACAAGCCGAACAATTCCGAGTCAGATAACAGAAAAAGATTGGAAGCGTGGGATAGGGTTTGGAGCAGTGAATTTTGTGTGCCTTTTAAAAGAGAAGACCATAGTGATTTTTGGCTTTGGAATTATGAGTTTTATAATACGTCTGTAAACAATTTAAAAATTATTTTACAAATAGTGAAAGGAGGGAAAAATGTATCGAATTTACAAACGGGAAGAGCTCCTTGGAAAAGTTGATGTTCCAACTTACATTAAAAGAAAAGAGGGTGTTTTTGTTCCTTGCGTTTTAAGAGAAGCAGAGGGCGTTGCTTATAAAGGCAATCCATACAGTTTAGAAGGATAGAGTATGGATGGTGCATGGGGTGAAGTTCTAATCGTTGAAACAGACGGAGCTTCTGAATTGATAGAGTAGGGAACAATAATTTCGCTTTCTATGGCTAACGAAAAAATTGAATCTATGATAGCCGCTCAGAATTTAATAGATGAGTTGATTGATAGCGAGATAAGTTTTAAAAAAGAGACTTTTAAAGAACTTTATAAAGTTGGTAATATTAGAATAGACCAAATTAATAGCCTGCTTGAGAAAAACAAAATTTCCCAAGAAGAGTACGATTTCATAATTAGTTGATTTAAATTAAACAACTTAAAAGGGATAAAAGGCATTGAATATTGTAAATAAAATAGTCATAATATTATAAAAATATATATTAATTGATTAAAAATCAAAGAATAAAGCACTTTAAAAATAAAACTCGGTTTTATAATCGAGTTAGCAAGTAAAATTTAATATAAGTTCCAAAAGGAACAAGTCAACAAAAATCTAAATAAATTCAAATTTTTATTTGGTTACTCAAACACCTTATTTTACTTAGAGAAATTTTAGTTAAAGATAAAATCTAAATTTTTTTCTATTAAAAGGGCATAGACGAAAATAAAGATAAGTCTTTAGATTAAAGTAAAATCTAATATAAAATTCAAAGGGTAAATAAAAATTTGATTTAATCTACGGAAACGCCTGTTCTACTTTTTTTGAGAAAGAAAGGAGAATTATGGCGCAAAATATTGAAATGCAATGTAAATAGAGTGACGGTTCATATGAGACTCTTTTACCGAAAACTTAGGCAAGTTTGCTTGAGATAAATAATACTGACCTCGGAAATCATTTAGGTGGTAACACTACGGTTGAGGGAAGTTTGGATTATTTGAGTAGAATGTATGCTTATTGGTGGAAAAGAGTGACAAGAGTACCTAAATATGAATTGAGCTATGATGCCGCTGGAGGCTCGTGGCCAAGAGCGATTGTATCAAAACTATGGTCCAATAAAACTGCCAACGTTTCTTTTTCGGCGGGTCAAAAAATAGAAATAAATGAGATTAATGGGATGATAAAAGAAGATGACTGGAAAACTTATAATATGTATATAAAATTTGATAGCTCTGATTTTTCTATTTAGTGGTATAACGACGGCGTTTTTGTGGGAACAAATGATGTATATGGGGTAATTGTGAAAGCCGATGGTTATTATTATGCCGCTAATAATAATACTTCTTTTAAAATTACGCCTGAATATAGCGATAGCAGTAGATGTGTAATTAGTATGAAAAAAAGTTCTTCCTCTGCAACTTCTGCTTGTAAGGTCAGTATAAATACAACTTACATAGATGGCGAAACCGACTATGTTTACTCATTCTCTCGTAACACATATCCAGATTCAGGTACAGTAGGAAATTATACCTATACTTACCTCGGCATTCCGTTTGAGAACGCGATGAAGGATGGACCGAAGTAAAAATTGCAAAAGTTCGTCAAAATAACGAAAATTTAATTTTACGAAAAAGTTGCGAAAAATCTCTATCAACAAATAAAATTGCATTTTTATTTACCTTAAAATTGAATAAACTATGGCAAAGTAAGAGTTTTGAAGTGGAAACTATAGGTTTTAACGTGTTGCAGAAAAAGGAACGTTAAACTGAGCAAAATAACTTCCCTTTAGTGTCAATTTGAGAATTTTTACTTTTAAGTTTAAATCCTTAAAATAGCCTTTTTATGTTTACATAACAGCCCTTTTAAAAAGGTTATTTTAAAGGTTTAATCCTTTATTTCACTTCTCGTAAGTGAATATTTTCGAAAATATTTAACGCGAAAGGAGGATGAAAAAACACAGATTTTAGAATAATTACTCATTTGTAATCAAAATTCTAAAGTTGATGTTTAGGTGTTTTTTCAACTTTTTAATGTCAAAAAACATTCAAATGCAAGAAAAAACATCTTCTGGGTACGATATTCTATATCCGCAGACTATAGCTGCGCAAATAGAAGATGTATATTCAAAAGATGAAACAATAACCACCGCGACCAAAGCTTTGTACGGTCTTGGTGCGACGGCAACTCCTAATCAAGTGTTTAGTGCTATTAGCACTGCACTGGATGGCAAAGCAAGAATTTAGACGGGAAGCTACGTCGGAACGGGTACTTATGGAGCATCCAATCCGTGCAGTTTAACGTTCCTTTTTCTGCAACACGTTAAAACCTATAGTTTCCACTTCAAAACTCTTACTTTGCCATAGTT